CATTTATAACGAAGAAAAGACTTGTTATTGAATGGGAATTAATCAATGGTAAGGAAAGCGAGGAAGAACAATGAAGATAGTAATTGATATACCCGAAGAAGTCTATAAGTCCATACAAGACAATGATTATTGCGGAATACTTAATTCTGATATGTATAACGCAATTAAGAATGGCATACCGCACGAAACCGTCACAGAGTTTGCGGGCCGTTGTCGTGAATGTGGGGCGAAATATGGCAAGTTGTTAGAAAAGCAAACAGACGGAGATTTAGTCAAAGAAAATACGGATTTAGTCAAAGAAGATGCTGAAAATGCAGATAAAAAGGGCATTTTTGAAGAAACAGTTAGTCAAAGTTTAGTTAAAGACGGGAATTTTATCAAACTTATGGTGGACACCATGAAAAACGTTGCCGAAAGAATTAAAAATATGCCAAACGAGGAATTTACAAAAATCATTGTGGAAAATATTAAAGAGCAGACAGACGGAGATTTAATCAACCGAACAGATTTATTAAAAGAATTAGAAAAGTGGGATTGGCAAGACACATATTTGCCGATACATTTTGCGGAATTAGTTGCTGATTTGCCGAGTGCAGAGAAAACAACTATAAATCCAGAAAAAACAACTATAAAAGCGGAGTAAAACAATGGAAATTATTATTGCGGTTATCGGTGCAATAGCAGGGTTGTCAGCGAGTGTTGTCTCAATGACAACCTTTTTAATTGCAAGGAAAGATAATAAAGACAAAAAGAAAAGTGCAGAACGGGATATGCTCATGGGGTTGGGGCATGACCGGATCGTGTTTCTGGGTTCACAGTATATCCAACGCGGCAGCATAACAAAGGACGAATACGAAAACCTACACGACTACTTATACAAACCATATTCAGAGTTGGGCGGGAATGGTACTGCTGCCAAAATTATGAAAGAAGTTGAACAGCTTAAAATTAAATAAAGGAGGTACATTCTTATGGTATTACCACAAAAAGTCTATGAAGTATTGCGGTGGGTGGTTATTGTGGTCATTCCGGCTGCAATAACTCTCTATGGTGTCATCGGGAACACTTGCCACATTCCGAACACCGACATCGTCCTGACGATAGCAGGGGCGGTGGACGTATTCCTCGGAACCATCTTCGGGATTTCCAAATTGACGTATGATGCACGAAACAAGGAGGTGGTTGACGATGAAATGGGGAATTGATGTATCACGTTGGCAGGGTAACTTTAACTTCGACAAAGCCAAGGCGGAAGGTGTCGAGTTTGCCATCATCAAGGCAGGTGGTGGCGATGCAGGTCTGTACAAGGATGCACTCTTCGAGCGGAATTACGTCCTCGCATCTTCCATGATGCCAATAGGTGCATACTTCTTCGGACAGGCGATGTCCACCAATCAGGCATTGAAAGAGGCGGAGTATTTTTGCAAAATCCTCGAAGGCAAGACTTTCCCCTTGAAGGTCTGGTATGATGTCGAGGCAAAGATGCTCACAGCCAAAAATCTGTCCACCATTGTTATCACGTTTGTCGAGAGGATGAGAGCGGGTGGTTTTGAATGCGGTGTGTATGCATCCGAATCCACCATGAAGACGTTGACGAAAACTGCTGCCATTTCCACCTATCCACTCTGGGTGGCAAAGTGGGCAAAATCCAAGCCGAGCATTCCATGCCAGATATGGCAATTCGGTGGTGAGACCAACCTGATCAGGTCGAATAAGGTGGCAGGGATGACCGTAGATCAGAATTATCTGTTGAACGAATTCCCGGTACAGACTCCGACCACCACTCCGACCAAGACAAATGAAGAGTTGGCAAAGGAAGTCATCGCAGGGAAATGGGGCAACGGAGTGGATAGACGGTCAAGACTCACGACAGCAGGATATGACTATTCAGCTGTGCAAAAGCTCGTGAATGAGATGGTCAAGGGTTCCACCAATCAGAATACAGCACCGACCAACACGCAGCTCTTGGCTGCTTATCACACCGTCAAGAATGGCGAGACATTGACCAAGATTGCCAAGAAGTACGGTGTCTCGGTCAAGTATCTCCGCAAGTTGAATCCGACCATCAAAAATCCAAACTTGATTTATGTCGGACAAAAGATTAGAATCAAATAGACCCCGAATGTCTAACCCGTAACAGTAAATAAGGCATTTGTAACACCCAAGAGGATTGGTTCGAGTTCAAAAGTGTTTGGTTCACTTGAAGAGTTGAATTCGAACCATCTTTTTGGTTTGTGATGTTTAGGAAGACAATGGAATCATCCTGATTCACTTGGATTCCTGCGATGAAGACGTGGACGATTTTGGAACGGAAATCATCATCCGACAGGTCTCCACTTCGGAATGATTTTAACCACCATTCAAGGTATTCTCTTGGGATGGTGGGCTTTTTTAATTTCAGGCGGTCAAGCTCTTCGGACAGGAGTTCTTCATCCCGGTTCAGAGATTCAATTCGTGACTTCATATCAGGCGAATACAGACCTTTTTCCACAGCATCCAACAAATTCTCCATTCGCTTGTTTATGTCGCTTATTTGGGCGGAAATTCGCTTGATTTCGGCATGATTTATGTCTTCATTTTGGATTTCCATGATGCGGTCAACAATCTGCTCCACCAACTCATCCGACAGGGTGGTAGTGGACACAGCTTGAAGGATAGTGGATTCATATTCTTCCTTTGGCAAAGGCTTGATACAATGATTCTGGCATTGGTAGTAATAATGCTTGGCACCATTCCGACCTGTTCCATAGGTTCCCGTGACATTACGTCCACAGACTCCACATTTGCACTTCCCAGACAGCAGATAATTCATCTTGCTTCCACCTTTTCCTTTTTGGGTTTTGAGCATAAGTTTTGAGGATGCAAACAGTTCCTCTGATATAATCGGCTCGACCTGAATCTCTATCCCCATCATTTCCATTTTGCCCGTGTAACGATTATTTGTCAGAATTCGGTAAATTGACCCATTCTTCATTTTGATGCCCTTATTGGTCAAGATATGCTCGATTTCGGCTATTCTGTGACCTTCCGAGTGGAGACGGAAAATCTCACGGACGATGGATGCCTCGTCAGGGTCCACCACCACTTCCTTGGATGAGGTCTTCTTGTAACCGAATGGAAGTTTACCGGGATATTGACCTTTTTTAAGACTTTCCTTCATTCCTCGCTCGACCTTCTGACGGAGATCAGCGGAGTAGTATTCCGCCAAACCTTCCAAGAGCGATTCAAGGATGATTCCTTCGGGTCCATCTGGTACCGATTCGGCAGCATAATGTAACGTGACACCCGCTTTCTTCAATTCTCTTTTAAAAATCGCAATATCCGCCTTATCCCGACCAAATCTGTCCACTTTCCACACGATGACATCCGTGAACAGACCCTTCTTGGCATCCGCAATCATCTGCAAGAAGGCATCACGTCCTTCGGTGGACTTGCCCGACACATGGTGGTCAGAATAGACCTTCATGATGGCAAGGTCATGCGATTCCGCATACTTCGTACAATCCGAAATCTGTCCTTCGATGGATTGGTCGGTCTGACGTGGTCCTGCGGAGTATCTTGCGTAAATGACAGCAGTTCTCATCCTGCATTCTCCTTCTTTGTCTTCGCTTGAACCTGTCTGTGTCCGATGGTTTCGGATGGCTGTTCAGGAATGCTGATGGTCAAATCAACAGTTTCACCGTACTTTCCCTGTTCATCGTCCACCAATCCCAACAGGTAATCTGCACTCACATTGTAAAACTCGCAGAAGTATCTGATAATGTGGAATGCGGGTTCTCTATCCCCGGATTCATATCGGGAGACGGTTCCCTTGTTGGAGTGGATTCCGATTGCCACATCTTCTAACGTATATCCCCTTTTAGTTCTCAATTCTTTTTCAATTTCCCCGAATGATCTCATGGCACGTCCTCCTTTTGGTTGAATTATACCAAACGGAAACTTTTTTGTAAATTATACAATAAATTTGTTGACAAACGGAAACCATGAGAGTATATTTTTTTCAAAGGTTGCCGAGTGGAAACCGAATAAAACGAAAGGAGGAATACATCGAATGGACGGTAAAAACTTGCGTTTCAAAGGTTGGTTGGCTGAAAACAATATAAAGCAGAAGGACATCGCAGAGCTGTTGGAAATCGACATTTCCAATGTCAATGAGAAAATCAATGGCAAACAAGAGTTCACGGTGGCACAGATCAGAACCATCTGCCAGACGTACGGTATTTCAGCCGATATTTTTTTGTAATCAGGTTGCCAAACGACAACACCGGGAAGGAGTGGACATGGACAAACTACCTTGGAAACAGGGAATCGAGCGATTGCAGGAAGAGGACGTGTCATTGATGGAGATATACACAGGATATACTGACGAGCTGATGTTGGACTATCCTCAAATGACTCCGACAGATGCAAAGATCATATTCCGCAACGCATTGAACCGGGCAACGGTTGGACAGGTTATCAGACGGGAAATTGAGTATTACATGGAACACGGCAGGTTCCACAGTTAAACAGGAGGGAAAACAGATGGATTTTATCAAATTATCAAAAGAAGAGATCATGCAGTTGATTATCAAGGCAGCAGCTATCAACGAGGAGACGATTGCGTTGGACACTCTGACGGATGAAGGGATGTTCTGCTGCGGGAATCCGCACAGACGGGAAATCATGATGGTGGACAAGGCATTCTGGCAGGTCATTGAAGTTTTACAGCCGATTGTAACTTTCAACCCGAATTGGGGAAACACCATCGGGAAGGTCATCACACAAGCATTTTTTGAGGTGGACATTTTCGGAAAGAAGTACAAGGTGTTCTGTTTGATTAAGGAACGGAAGGAGGCAACGGCATGAGATTCGGATTTAGCGAAGTGGATGTTTCCCTGGGATTTTTGGAAACCATTATGTGGTGCGGGTTTGGAGTCTCGCTTGTTGTGGGACCATTGATTTTTAAGGCGATTTTGCTTGGTCTGGGGGTGTGAGCATGGAAAAGACATTGAGAGAGGTCTTGGAAGAGGTCGCACAGAAGGAGCCAAGTGCGATGGTGGTTCTTTCCCACCGGGAGACAGGCAAGAAAACCTTTAACAAGACCGAGGGGTCCTTGGTGGACAACAAAATCTTACGGTGGATGGATTGCTTGGTTCTGGCATATCGAATGGATTGCAGACAGAACATCCTGCAAGTCGCTGTGGAGGGCGAACCGCATGAGTGGAAGTGAACAGATTGATTATTTGGCAAGAGCAGTTTTAGAGAGCATAAGGAGGCATATGGCGATGATGAATTGCAAGAGGACAATCTCGAAGGAACAGTACGAGAAGGCAGAACAGGGCGAATGGGATGCTATCTTCACGGATGCCGAGTGGATGGGGTACGGGATTTACGGACCGACACTCCACAAGGAGAGCGATGAAAATGGGCAGGAAGTGTATTCCGTGACGTACAGCATGGGAAGTAGTTGTGATTAAGGAGGACGAAGAATATGACCATTTACGAATTGGACGAAGAATTCACCAAAACAATGGAACAAATCATGGAAATCTTTGACGAGGAAACAGGCGAAGTTTCCGACATCGACAAGTTCGAAGAGCTCCGCAAACAGCTCGATGAGTTATCAGAAGAGCGAAACACCAAGATTTCCAACGTGGCTTGTTGGTATAAACAGTTAGTTGCAGAGGCAGAGGCAATCAAAGCCGAGAAAATGAAACTTGCCAAGAGACAGCAATCCACCGAAACCAAGGCGGAATCGCTCAAAAAGTATCTTGAATATGCACTTGGTGGCGAGAAGTTCAAGGATGCCAGAGCGACTATCTCTTATCGCAAGTCCGAACAGGTGACATTCTCGGATGATTTCAAGATGGATGACCTTCCGGGAGAGTTCCTGAAAGTGACCATCGAGGCGAAGAAGTCCGAGCTCAAAACAGCCATCAAGGACGGGCAGAAGTTCAAGGGTGTTGAGCTCGTGGAAAAACAGAACATTCAAATTAAATAAGGAGGACAAAAGCATGGGTATTCCTGTATTAGTTTTAGGGGATTCTGGTAGTGGCAAAAGCTACTCCATCAAGAATTTTGACACAAATGAAGTCGGCATCTTTGCGGTGGAAAAGAGCAGACTTCCATTCCGAAAGGATTTCAAGATTGCAAAGGATGCGACATACGAGCAGATTTGCACGGTTTTAAAACAGCCGAAGTTGAAGGCATACGTCATTGATGACTCGCAGTATCTGCTTGTCAATGAAATGTTCGACAAGGCAAAGGACACAGGATATGGCAAGTTCACGGACATCGCACTTCATTTCCGCAATCTCATCCACATCATCAACCACCAACTCCCTGATGACGTGATCGTATATTTTCTCCACCACACCGAGACCGATGCAAACACCGGGAAGGTCAAGGCAAAAACTGTCGGCAAGATGCTCGACAATCAGCTGACCGTGGAAGGTTGTTTCAATATCGTGCTCCTGACGGTGGCAGAAGGCACAGAACATTATTTCATCACCCAATCGGATGGTTACACCACAGCAAAGTCTCCCGAGGATATGTTTGATCTTCGGATTCCGAATGATTTGAAGGCGGTGGACACCGCAATCCGTGAGTATTGGGGAATGACAGAACCGAAAACCAAAAAAAAGGAGGATAAGTAAATGGCACAGGTTTTGAATTTAGGAAAGATTTACACAAAGGAACAGGCAGAAGAGGCAATCAGCAAACAGGGTGATTTCGAGGACATCCCCGCAGGTGGATACGAGTGCAAGATTGTGGATGCGATCTTGAATGCGGACAAGATGTACATCGAATTAGACCTTGATGTTGATACCGGGAATTATGCGGGATATTTTCAGAATTTGGAAGACAGAGCAGGGTTCTGGGGGCTCCGCTACTATGCATCGTACAAGGAATCAGTTCTCGGAAAGTTCTTGCAGACCTGCACCTGCATCAATAATTCCAACCCGAATTTCAACTTTGACCCGATGGGCAAGAAGGGTGGAGATGTTGAATCACTCATTGGCAAGAGAATCGGAGTGGTAATCGGTAAAGAGGAGTATATGTCCAAGAAGGGCAAAGTTCAGTTGAAGAGTGTTGCCGATAAGGTGACCGAAATCTCCAAGATTCAGAAGGGCAACTTCAAGGTGCCCGATGTCAAGAAGTTGGACGGTTCCACTTCCTCATCCACCAATACTTCCCAGACAGACGATGGATTCATGAATTTTGACAGCAAACCCGGCACATCAGAGATTCCATTCTAATGATTCTGATTGAGGATACTCGGCAGCAGAGTGGAAAGCACGATTTGAAACACCGTCAGTTCGAACAGATGGGAGTGCAGCTTGTCAGGTGCTCCCTTCCATTCGGTGATTATGCGGTAATCCCTGAAATCTCTGTGGACACAAAACGCAGCATGGACGAGATCGCACAGAATCTCACATCAGACCATGACCGATTCCGCAGGGAGTGCGAAAGGGCGAAAGATGCAGGTTGTCTTCTCTACATATTGGTGGAGACGGAATGGGATATAAACTCGGTGGATGAAGTCCACCTTTGGATGAATCCACGGTCTCCGCTGTCCACCAAGGCGGTTTCGGGTGATCGCTTGGAGAAGACAATGAAAACCATGACCAGAAGGTATGGTGTGCGGTTCTACTTCTGCCGACCCGAGAAGTCGGCTGAAATGATAGTTAAAATCTTATCGGGGGAAATTAGAAGTGGCGAGGAATAAAGAGATTTTAGAATCGGCATTGAAATATGCTGCAAGAGGTTGGGCGGTGTTCCCGGTCTCGAAAGATAAAAATCCCCTTGTGAAAAATGGTTTCAAAGATGCCACCACCGATGCACAGACCATCAGAGAGTGGTTCACTCACTATACAGGTGCCAATATCGGCATCGCAACAGGACAGGTCTCTGGTGGCTTGGTGGTCATCGATGTTGATATAGATGAAGACAATGGCAAGTTCGGAAATGAATCCTTGGAAGATTATTGTGATCAGAATGGTCTGTTCTTCTCGGATACATTATCCGCTACCACCGGGAGAGGCGGGAAACATTACTACTTCCACTCTTCCGAACCATTCGGATGCAAGGTCGGGGCATTGAAGGACGTGGACATTCGTGGGGATGGCGGGTATGTCATTGCACCACCTTCCATCCACAAGAACGGGATGCCATACAAGTGGGATGATGAAGACGAGGAAATTGTGAGTGTGCAGGAGGACTCTGATGTGGAGTTCTTCCTGCATGAAATGTTCAAAAAATACAGCCATGAAGAAAAGGAGAAGTTCGAGATTCCTTCCGAGGTGGTATCAGGGAGCAGGAATGAATCGTTGTTCAAGTTCGCTGCATCCCAACAAGCAAAAGGACTTGATGACGAGACCATTCGGTGTCTGATCATCGGATACAATCAGAAAAACTGCAAACCACCACTCGAAGACGAGGAAGTGAACAAAATCCTTGATTCGGTGCTGAAACGGTACGAAAAGGGAAAGAAGTCGGTAGAATCCACACAAGCTCCACCACCAAAGCTCGAAGAGACAAAGCCAAAGCAACTTCGGAAACTCAAAAAGGCGAATGCTCTTATGTCGAAGGAAATCCCGGAACCGATCGTGTATGTCGGAGTTGGAAGAGAGGACCCAATCTTGGTGGAAGGCACCTGCATTCTATCCGCAAAGCCAAAACTCGGAAAATCGTGGTTTGTCTTGGATATGTGCTTGTCCATCTGCCGAGGGGAATCCTTCCTTGGGTACGAAACAAAGAAGAGCAGTTGCTTGTATTTGGACTTGGAGACTTCGGAATCCATCCAAAAGAAGAGGCTTGTCAAAGCTGCGAAAGAACGTGATGTGCCCGACAACTTTTACTTGGACACCGAGACCGAGAACCTTGATTCAGGGTTTATCAAACAGATTGAATATTATCTCGAACAGGACCCGAACATCGGGGTGGTGGTTGTGGATGTCTTTCAGATCATTCGCTCCAAACAGGATGCGAAAAACAAGGAGAATGAATACCAACACGCATATCGGGATATAACACCCCTGAACAATCTTGCGATGGAAAAACACATCTCCATCATTCTGGTCTGCCATGATCGGAAGATGGTGGATGAAAATGACCCCTTCGCAAACATACTCGGGTCCACCGGGTTACAGGGTGCAGTTTCCCAGATGATTGTGATGTTTCAAGTCAAGAAGGACCATCCAATCACGATAGCGGTTAAGGGCAAGACAATCGATGCACAGCCGACATTCTTCGCAAAGCTCGAAGAAGGACAATGGTTTCAGACTACGTTGGACACCGCAGCAGCTGAAAGCGAAAAGATGTATGAAGATTACATCCACTCCGACATCAGGACCGCAATCGTCATGGTTGCGGAACAGGAAGGCGGTTTCGAAGGCAAGTGTTCCGACATCATCGATTCGGCTGCCGATCTCGGATATGCACTCCCGGTATCTGCAATGTCGGTTGGACATTTTTTGAAGAAGTTTCGTGCATTTTTACTAAAATATGACCTTGTGGAAGTCAAAACTTCTGGGGATGGAAATGCAGGAAAAAAATATAAATTATATAAAAAACCATTGGAAAGTATTGAAACCATTGCTCAAACCATTGGTCAAGACCTTGCAAAGCAAGGATTCACAAGGGTTTGACTAAAAAAAAGCCATATTTATTTTATTTTATAAACCATTGCTTTTCCAATGGTTTGATGAAAATTAGCAATGGTTTCAATGGTTTTTCCAATACTTTTATAAAAAACGATTTTTAGATTTTGGGAGAAAACCATTGATTTGGTAATTGTGCACAATGCACAAAAATGGAGAGAGACATGAAACAGGTGAAAGGTCAGATAACATTGTTTGATTTGTTTCCACCTGATGACGAGGTGGACGATGAAGACGAGCGGTTCCCGATAGTGGAATTTGACAGAAGGTTCCGAGTTGGCAGCAGATTCATCAACGGACGGAACATTGTCGAGATAACCGACCTGCGGAAGGGCGAGTTGGATGCAGAGATCAAGAACGTAACATTGGAGCAAAAGGGTTGGTATGTTGGCAGCAGGTACTATCTGAACAAGGAATCCTTCGGGAAGTGGTATCTGGGGATTGCCGAGAATGGGAATGTTATGCCATGTCCGTACAAAGGCAAGTGCAGGACGTACAAGGTTGGTTGTTACGGTATGAGCCATTGGTGTGGACAGGAAGGAATTGGAATGAAGGGAGACGAGAAAACATGAGACTATACATCAGCGGTCCTATCACGGACTGCCCAAATTATAAGAGGAATTTTGCGACGGCACAAAGCATCTTGCAGGAGATGGGGCACACAGACATCGTAAATCCCGCAGAGCTTGAAAGAGTGATGCCAGACATCGAGAAGATGAATCACGAGGAAATTATTCAAGTGTGTTTTGAGTTTTTATCCCGGTGCGATGCGATGTTATTGTTACCCGGTTGGAAGAAATCCACAGGGTGCATGGCGGAATGGGGATATGCACAGGGTCAAGGCAATATTATCATTGTTGAATTTGAGGACTACATCAAAGGGAGGGGATGTCCGTGACGATAAGTGAGGCTTATGCATATCTTGGTCAGATTCGAGGCATCACCAGACGTATCGAGAAGGTGGACGAGCGGTTGAGCGAGATGAGATATTCCCTGCTTCCGAGTGCCATCCGATACGACAAAGACAGGGTGCAATCATCACCGAAGGATGCGTTGTTAGAGACTATGGCAAAGATTGATGATTTAGAGAGGAGACGTGCTGTGTTGGTGGATGTAAAAGACAGACTCATCGCAGCCGACATGGAGCAGATTCTTAAAATTCCTATGTCGAAGGAGCGGACATTCCTTCTGCGGTATTACATCCATTGTCAATCAATCAACGAGGTGGCAGATGCTCTGAACATTACCACTCGCCATTGTTTCCGAATCAAGGCGAATGCGGTCAGTATGTTTGTGGAGGTGGTAAATCATGGTTGATGTGAATATTTGCGAATGCGGTTCCCGGAACATCAAGGTGGTGGATTCAAGACAGCACGATGTCACCATCTGGCGGACAAGGCTGTGTTCCGATTGCAACAGGCGGTTCTATACGGTAGAAGTCGAGCGGAGTGCATACTTCCGAGCACGAGACATAGGAAATGCATTCGACCACTTGGCGAAGTTGGTGGAAGAGATCAAGCAGGAGGTGGACGAATGACGGTGGAAGAATTATTCAATGCTGCAATGTTCTGCGATTTCCTTGAAGTGACGGTTCGGGAAGACGGATGCGGGAAGTGGCTGTATCAATACCGAATAGGAGAGAATGTCTCGAATGCAGTTCATGACGATGTGTTGGTGGACGGTGAGTGGAAACACATGAGCAGATGCGTGGTTCCTTCCAAGCGAACCGAGCGAAGAATGCCGAATGGTCTGATGGGAGTTCTTATCCCGAAGAATCCTGAAAAGGCAAATGCCATTAAGGACGTGGCGGACTTGGAAGTGTATGGATTCCGCATATCACATCTGTTCTGCGAAATCGAACACAAACGGAGCGGTTCTTGGTTCGGTCTTTGCATTGAGGCATATCCGAAAGGGTGGACAGCTCCTGTCCGTCAGCTCAAAGTTGAGCACTCGGATGAACAGCAGATGACATTGTTTTAGGAGGGTTACACATGATAAACGGTGCAGATTTAGTCAGTTTTTTCATTACCTTTGGCGGGGGATTCATAATCGGGGTGTTCTTCGGTCTTATGATGGCGGGGGCAATGGCAGAGGCTGACAGAGAGGAAGGAAACAAACATGACGAATAAAGAAAAATTCAAGGAAACATTCGGATTCGAGCCGAATTTGAACAGACCACCTTGTCGGATGATGAATGAACAGCAGAGGAAGGTGGTTTGTGAACAGACAATCTGCCGAAAGTGTCCATTCAATGGCAGTTGGTGGGATAGAGAGTACTTGCCATGCTTTGCGATGAAGGAGGTGGAATAGATGCAAATGACGGATGCCCAGATAATTCGCTCATACAGACAGGCGAAGAACAAATACAAACAAATCACCATTCTTTCACAGTTGAATGCGTGTTCCAAGAAGACCATCAAGGACATACTTGAAAAGAATGGCATTCAAACCAACAGGGAGGAAACAGACGAATGGTTAAGTTAAGCATAATTATCCCATGCTATAATTCCGAACCGTACATTGACGAGCTCATCAACGGTCTCATGCCACAGGTCACAAAGGACGTGGAAGTAATCGTGGTGGATGATGGTTCCAAGTTCCCGTATCTGCCGAGTGTTCCCGGTGTGAAGGTGTTACGTCAGAACAACCATGGTGTATCATCCGCAAGGAACAAGGGAATGCGGGTGGCAAGAGGTCAATACATCGCTTTCGTGGATTCTGACGATCTTCTTGCACCTGACTACATCGAGCGGGTGTTGGATGCAATCAAGACCGAACCTGACACAGTTTATCTGTCTTGGCGGTCAATTGACGGACGATTGGGCAAAATCATCAAGAGCGAGACGGACGAGTTCAATCCGTACAATCGGTGCGTGTGGAATCGGGTGTTTTCAGCCGAGTACATTCGAGACATCAAATTTGATGAGTCAATGCAGGTGGCGGAAGACGATGATTTCCTGAAAAAACTGCCCAAAGCAAATTCCAAGACATATATCGACAAACCAATCTATTTTTACCGAGCAGGTCGGAAGGGTTCTCTCACAGATCGGAAGTTAAAAGGAGAGTTCAAACAGCCAGACGTGACAACACAGGTGGTGGTGTACTGTGGTTCAACACAAAGCATTGGCGGAGTGGAGACATTCATTTATCAGTTTTGCAAGGAAATGTGCCAATATTATGATATTTTGGTTCTTTATACCGACCACATGGATGGAAAGCAGATTGTTCGGTTGGCTCAATATGTTCCTGTGATGAAGGACTTCGGGAAACTCATCAAATGCGACACCGTCATCAACATCCGCTTGACCGATGAAATCCCGAGCAATATCCAATACAAGACGAGGATTCAGATGTCGCACACCTGTCAACTTGCGAAGTCAGGAAAGTGGCATTGGGAAATCAAGAAGAATTTCGACAAGCTGATTTTCGTCTCCCAAGCTGCTGCCGATTCCTTTGCAGACCAAAACCTTGAATACTCGGTCATCCCGAATCTGACGGAATCAGAAGAACCGAAAAAGGCTCTGCTTTTGGTCTCGGCTTGTCGGCTGACGTGGGAAAAGGGCGAGGACAGGATGTATCAACTTGCAGAATTGTTCCGAAATGCGAACATTCCCTTTGTGTGGATGGTTTTTTCTTCCAAGCCATTATCCAAGACAATCCCCGGGGTGGTGCAATGTCCTTCGACATTGGATGTGCGGTCATACTTCCAAAAGGCGGACTACGTTGTGCAACTCTCCGACATCGAATCATTCTGTTATACTCTGGTCGAGGCTTTGGAGTTGGGGGTTCCTGTTCTCACAACACCAATCTCCGTACTGCCCGAAATCGGAGTCATAGACGGTCAAAATGGCTATGTTTTACCATTCGACATGAAAAACATCGATGTGGATAAAATATACTCTCAAATCCCAAAATTTGAGACGAGAGAATGCCAGAACAAGAGCATCATCAAGAAGTGGCGGAAGGTTCTCGGGAATACCAAGCCGACAAAATCCTACCGACCTGACACCGAGTTCATTGAGGTGACGGTGATTGAAAATTATGGGGATTTGGAATTGGCTCGGAATATGCAGGTTGGAGAGCGAGTTTCCATGAGGCGAGACCGGGCGATACTTTTGATGAATAGAGGATTGGTGGTGAAGTCATGATACCTGAAAACATAAAACAAGCAGTTTTTATCGAAAAGCGGGTTCCATTCAAGAGAGCAATGGAAACAGGAACCTATATCAAGAATGCGGAGGCAGAATACAAGAACGGAATCCTTGAAGTCACACAATATCTGACACACGGACACCGAAAGATATATTACCCAATCGCAGTAATTGACAATTGGATTGTGGAAATCGAGGTAAAAAAGGAGAGTGAGAAATGAAAATAATCGTTCTATCTTGCGACAAAAACCAAGACCTGTGGGCACCATTTCATCATTGTATGGAAAAATACTGGTTCGGACATCCCGAGATCATATATTTCACGGAGTCGGTGCAGAATCCATATTACAAGACTATCCCGGTTCCGCACGATTTGAGTACGTGGACAACGGGTGTTCGCACCTTCCTCCGCCAGATCAAGGACGATGCGGTACTTCTGATGATTGATGACATTTTCATCCGAAAACAGGTGGACACATTGGGAGTTTCCTTCGCAGAGGTGATTCTCTTCTGGGAGACCAACACCGCACTCCTCAATTTTGAGGAGTCATTCGACCCGCATGATATTCCAACCGAGTACGAGGATTGGAAAGTTCGAGAGCATGGAAGTGCTTATGAAGTCTCCCTGATGTGTGGACTTTGGAACACGAACAAACTCCTGACAGTTTTAGACCGTGATTGTTCTCCATGGGATATTGAATTAAACCAAGACAACAAGGGTTTCGATTATTTCATCCATTGCGGGAAACCGATTATCGATTGGGGATACACCGCATTCCAACCCTGCGGAGTGGTCAAGGGGAAGTGGGCAAGAGAGGTGGTTTCATTCTTCGAGTCAGAGGGCATATCCATCGATTACTCCATCAGGGGATTCCACAACTAATAGATTTTTTCAAAAACCTTCATACCACATATTGACAATGTCATATGTCAAGTGGTAAATTTAGTATAAGCAGATTTATGCAAAGAGAGAGACGGACAGTTCCATCTCTCTTTTTTTATCTGTTTTTCCCCTATGCAGGAACCTTCTGCCGAGTTTCTTTTTTTCATTTTTCGTCCGGGTTTGCATGGCAAACTCCTCCAATTCGTGGGTCACATTCATTCGCAGAGTGTGACCCTTTTGAGGTGGATATGAATTATAAAGACCGCAGGAAAATTATCGGTAAATTTTATAAATCAAAAGAATGGGAGAATGTTCGCAAGTACTGCCTCATGCGTGACAACTACTTATGCCAACATTGCGGAAGACCTGCATCAGATGTCCATCACATCAAGCACCTGACAGAGGACAACATCTGGGACCCGAGCATCGCACTCAACCCAGACAACCTTGTGTCTCTCTGTTGGAAGTGTCACCGTGATGAGCACAAGGCTGACGATGGCATGGGTCGGCTCTCACAGGAGTCCAATCCGTACACATTCGATGCCAACGGATACTTGGTGGAGAAGGCGAAATAATTTCCCCGGGTGCCCCCGATATTCTCTCTTTGAGCAATACCCGGAGGGG